GATTCTGAAATGTTTAATTTTTACTTATCATTAGAATTAACCAACCCAAAAATTGATGGTGTAGATGTTGATGATGATACACTCTACGATTTTATTCAGAATTTTACTTATAATGACACTGCTCAAGAACAAGAGTTAGATGCTGTTTGGCACATTGTATCATTAATAATTGACAATAAAAATATGTATGATAATACCTATATGTATTCAAATGCTGTTATTGGATACTTTGACCAATTTGGAAATGGTTTGACTTAATAAGAAAAATCAACATCAAGGCAAACATTTGAAAACCACATTTCAATTTCATCAAGAATTGAATCTTTAATATCATCTTCAACCCAACTTGGCAAATCTGAAACATATTTCAAATAATCCCAATCACCTTCAAAACCAACCTTTATTTCAATTGGTTCAAGATATATGGTTCCACTATATTTACAACTTTTATATTTTTCGGTCTCCCAAAGGGCAACTTTACCAATCTTATAAGTTACAGACCAATCCGCATAATCATCATCAGCAGATGAATAAGGCATACTATATTGACCTTCTTTAGTTATAACCTCATCAAACAATTTAATGATGTTCTTTTTAATTAATCCTATTTTTCTATCTTCCATTATACATAGTCAGGAAAAAACTCATTTATGTATTTATCCACCAAACTACTACTCGGATAATCCGGAATTCTAAAATCAAGCCAAGACTCATCACCATTATCCATAAAAGTATTCATCATATTTACCCAAGTAGTAACATAATCAAGGTTATTAGCGTAATATCCCCAATTACCAGTATCCGCAACATATTTGCTAATAGAATTAAAAACCTCATTTGGATTAAATTTTAATACATAATGTTCAATAAGTTTGTTAGGATTATAATTGGACGGAATTGATTCCCACTTAGCCGTTTTCATATCAAAGAATGTTTCCAACTCATTTGTCACAGAATTATATACTTCAGTTTCATACGCACTATTATAAGCATTTGAGTGAATACCATATAAGTCACCCGATAAATCACCCAAATAATCGTTATCTATTAAATACATAAACGATTCCTCATCACCAATTACATCACCCACATTTTCAGGTGTTAAATTAAAAATACCATCTTCAGAATAATTGTTAAATAAATCAGGTGTTAAATCATCAATCTCAATTTTCAAATTGGTTAATACATCTAACATATGTTTTTTTAATAGTTCAATATTTGCAGGGTTCAATTCTTCAATAACATCTCTATATACATCATCGGTTGTGTTACCCCATCTATCCCACATATCATCTTCACCCAATACTATTTTGGCAACATCTCTAGCAGAAGTATCACGACCACCACCATAAAATAACTCAGCTAAATCCTCTCTATCTTTAACATATAAATAATATCCATCATCTTTAGTCACAATATCATCTAACTTAGAAACACAAACTCTAAGTGTTTCTTTATCTTTTAAGACATTTAAATTAAAATTTAATATCTCCAATTGATAATCACTTAATTCATCATCAAAAGGGTCAATATCATCTAATATGTTTTGTTTTTGGAAGAAGGTAAGTATTTGTCCCATACTACCAAAGATTTTTAATAAATCTTCCATTTCTCCATTATTAAATTCGTCTATGTATTCTTGTAATTGTGGTTTCATAATTATTGTTGACTTATATATTCTGAATCAAAAATTATTTTAATCCCTGTTTTTGATGTTATGTTCTCTTTGAAATAATCGTTTATACCCCACTGAACCTCGTCACTAATTTCCCATCCGTAATCATCATCATTTAATGCGTCCTCTAATGTTCTATTTTCATTGTTACCAAGAGTAACACTTCCACCTAAATCATTAACCTTAACACTAACAACTACATTGGGTTTTTTTTCATCCAATTCCCAATAATCAATGTCATCCACCTCAAAAAAGAAATCATATCCACCATATTCATCTATATGATGTGGGTTCTGAAGTAATAAGGTTTTGGCAAGTTCTTTTGATTCTTCCTCACCTCTCCACTCAATTAAGTATTTGTAAGCTTCATCGTAACTAGTAATACCCTCTCTATTATCCAACTTAAACATATTGATAAATTGATTGTCAATTTCACCCCCAAACTTATCAAAGTATTTGAATATAAAGTTCTTATATCTAGACTCCGTTATTATTAATTTCATTCTTTTCTATGCAGTAATTTTAATTATAATTATAAATAGTTAAAACTACAGAAATGGCTCACCCACTTTTACATTCAAAATCATCCGCTAAAAAATTTGGTGGTATTCCGGAGGATTATATCCATTTACATAATTGGTTAGACGAAACCAAAGCTTGGTATGGTCACTCATTACATAGAATGTGGAGACATCATTCTGAGGGTATATTTGAGATGGAACGACTCTTTGGTCAATCATTTCTGAATAGTGATGGAAAAATTGTTTACACTCGTTATGTGGGTGAACAACACGTTAAAGAAGATTGTTATAATTACTTGCCTAGTGCTAAAGAATGGATACAAGCAATTGAGTCAAAAGAAAAACCGGTTTGGATGATACGGACATTAGATATTAATGTAGATTAACATATTTATAATAAAAAGATTTATGCAACCACAAGTTACACCGGAACAATTAAAATCATTAAAACTATTCGCAGTTTATCTACAATCATACGGAGCCGAAACAGCCACTAAAGAATACTTTATAGAAGGTTGTTCTATTGATTGGGAAGATGAAGAATTCCGCTCACCGCAGACAAACATATCTATAGAAACTTATGCAAAAATTGATGAGGTTCTTAAAGAAATTGTTGAAACCAATGAACTAATAGAAAATGCAACCACAGATTGTGACCTTAGAGGACAATTAACACTTGAAATTGATTGTATTAAAAGAACATTAACCGCTCACGCAACTCAATGGGAATTTGAAAGTAGAGGATATGATTTCTCAAAAACTTTAAATGAAATTTCCGAAGATTATAGCGAAGAAACATATAATGAAGTCATCAGATTATTTGAAGAAATTGGTCAGGATGGTGAAGGTGAAGAACAATTTAATGGTGGTGGTGATAGTGGAGCATTAGATGATTATATGAATATTAATGGGTCTCAAATACGTCTACCAAAACTTATTGAAGATATGTTATATAAATGGTTAGAAGAAACTGATATAGACTGGTACAACAATGAAGGTGGTCAAGGTAGTTTTATATTTAGACCAAGACATTCTGAAATTGTTTTAAATTTGGAACAGAACTACGAAGAAAATGTTGATGTCCCATTAAACTTTGAAATAAAATTTTAAAAATACAAAATCCCCTGATTTCTCAAGGGATTTTTTTATAGTCAGGTTGGAAGTTCAATAAGTAAATTAAAAAGAGTTTTAAGTTTTGACAAATTAATTTTGAACTGCTGAGTGTTGAGGTTTGAGAACTTTATCATTATCAAAACGTCGAGGACTCTGTTAATAGTTTGTAGGTAATACGGAATAGTCCATATACATTACATTATATTCCTCCCGGACACTGAACTATACTTTAGGAACCCCACACTCGAAACAAGTTTTAACAATGATGAAATATCCACCTTCATTATACAACTTCAAATATTCCTCAGGGTTTTCCGGTTTAACATATTTGGTTGGTCTTAGATAAGTTCTCTCAACCGGTTTTTCTATATGACAAAAATCACATTCGTCAAATTCTACATCTCCACTCATATTATATTTCGGTGATTTGGTTATGGTAATCCAAAATATCTTGAATCTCTTCAATTTGGTTTTCCATATGTTTAACCATCTCGTCTCTTTCAACAATTGAGATTTCCGTCTCTTTCACTGCAGGTGTCTCACGATTTCTTGAGTAGTAATCCTGAACAATCCCCTCATTACAATCCAAGTTTTTGATTCTTGCAATCATAGATTTTAATTCCGATAATCTAAAAATGTGGTGATATACCGACCCATTTGCTCTGTGGATGTTTGTTTTAAGTTCCACTAACTCATTACTCTTTTGGTTAAGTAATTCCATTGATTCTTTAGCCGAGTATGGTCTAACATTACCAACCTCAACTGAGTTGTATGTCGCCACTTTGGCGTGCAAATCTTGAATCTCTTTAACCAATCGGTTTTTCTCTTTTAAAGCTTTCTTTATATTCATAATAAAATTGTTTTATTGTTTGTTTGTATAATATAATCTATTTTTTTCTAAAGTCAAATTACCAAACCTCATATGCACAAGTTTTGAACTCACTACCCCTTAATTCTTTAATGGAGTCATCAATAGGTGTAACTATGTATTTTTGAAAATCATCCGGTTTCATTAAAACTCCTTCTACAAACCCAAATGTTTTAGCAATACCATTTATTACCGACACCATATTATCAATTTGATAATCATCAGGTATTAAATTTGTTAAAACAATAAAATACTCTCTTGCATCAGGATATGACCAATGTAAATAAAAAAAACGATAGTCAGGGTGTCTCCTTAACTCAGGAAACTCCTTATACACCTCTTTTAAAATTAACTGTAATCGTTTAGGATATGGATTCATACGACAAAGATAATACTTTATTTTATATAAACAAAAAAAAGGAACTAAATGTTCCTTTTTTAAAATGAATTACATTATGTATTCCAAAACCCATTTACCATCCCACTTTTTGACTTGAGATTTAGGAACCCAAAATTCCATTTCACCAATCTCATCAACTCTTCTCAAGTAATCCTCACGGAATCTCTCAGCTTGACTTCTATCAGTGATGTAAGAGATTTTCATATTTTTAGCACAAGTTTTTCCAACTCCTGTTAACATTGAAAACTCATCAGTCAATCTTTTAGCACAACACCCACAAACTTTACTTCTACCCTTTGTCATTTTTCCTGAGAACTTGAACGCCTTTGGAGAAACCGCCAACAACTTAGTAATGTCAATAACCATTGGGTTAAATTCCAATCCGTAAGTTTCTTTCATTTGTTGACCAATTTTACGACCAACAGTTATGGTATCACCCGGAGTAGGAATTTTAAAATTACGAGTGTTCTCTTTATCGTTGTCCTTTTGGATTTGAGTTAAAGTAGCGTTTACTTGTTTATCAGACAATGTTCCGTATTTAAGTAACTTACCTTTGATTTCGTTGATGAAATTATTTGGACCATCATACTTAGCAATCTTTTGTAAGTTTTCAGACATTGTTTCAACATTAACTGTTTGAACACCTTTCAACGCTTTCTCAGCAGATTCAAGTTGTTTTGGAGTTAATGAACCCCATCTTTCTAAAGATGATTTAAGATTTAATAAGAATTTGTTAGAACCTTGATAATTTCTAACTCTTGAAGCGGTAGTAGTAGTGGTAGTTGTCATAATATATCTGTTTTGTGAGTACAAAGATAATACTTTATTTTATATAAACAAAAAAAAGGAACTAAATGTTCCTTTAATTTAATAATTCTATTTCTGTGTTACTATCCGTTAAGTAGGATGGATAAGTTCTTAGTATGTCCTGTTTAATTGTTTTCATAATACCATCTAATAGTTCGGGGTTGTCTCTAAAGTTGGAATCCGGAATCATTTTTCTATCAATCATTTTACCAGCTTTAAGAACTTGAATAGATAATTTAATCTTACCATCAACTTCTTCAACATCTTTAATCATAAAATTAACTCTATGAGCATTGTCTCCCCAACCTCCACTAATTAATTTTGATTGATTGGTTACTTTATCTTTACGACTAACAAAGTTTGAAATTCTATCTGTATTAACTCGTTCAAGATTATAACGACCATCTATAAGACGTTCCATCTCACCTTTAGTCACACTTACAACATCTGATTTTAAATTTGAATCATATTTAACAGGATTCACCTGACTCATTTGTTTTCTAGTTGAGGGTGAATAAGTATCTAATGTTCTATACCATTGGTCATTAATAAATAAAAACACAGGATAGTATCCGTATGATTTAATTTCGTAATACCAATCATTGTTATTATTCACATTCCACTGTCCTTCAACATTTGACCCCTTAAACGGCATCTTAGCTGTTGCATACTCATAAGCAGTATTGTTAGTAACCTTTCTTTGTTTGAATTGTCTGTAGTCCTTAAAGTTTTCTTTTGTTAGGTTCTCGTAATCACCATCTGGTCTAAAGTTAGCCGTGTATATTTCATAATACATTGTTGCCTCATTTATTGGCATTCCAAAGTATCTTAACATTTCTTTAATAAACTTAATCATCTCGTTTTTAGTACCAGCGTTTTGTTTATTGTCGTTAATGTATTTGAACAACAAAATCTCCTTCTTATTTAAGACAGGAGACTCTTGTTCTTCTTTTAATATACGTTTAATTAATTCTTTCATTTTATTTTAAGAATCTCAATTTGTATAATGTAGAATAAAGTAATTCTTGGATTGTATCAATTTGATTTTGAATATATGATTCTTTAACACTTTTTCTATCTTTCTCAATAGCCAAGTCTAAAGCTTTAAAATATGAAATTAATTGTTCAACATTTTTATAATCTTCAAGTTTAATTGTGTCATATCCGGTAATAATGTTGTGTTTTCCTTGATAACTTTCTACTAAACCGTCAGTTAAATCACCAATACCTTCATAAAATCCACCCAAAGCCATATGTTCAGCAAAAGATGATTGTGACTTTGTTTGCCAATGAAAAATGTGAACCTGAATTCTTGAATGAAGTAATTTAGAAACCAATTTATTGATATTACTTGTTTCAGTTTTTTCTTCTTTTTTAGTTTCCGATTCTTCTTGTTCTCTTAAAAACATATTTCTTTTTTTGAATTGCATTAAATTTTTTTCCATTTTATTTTCCTATTATTAGGTCGTCAAACCCTAGTTTATTCATTCCACCAACTTCTTCATCGTCTTTTAGTTCGTCATACATATATGCTTTAACAACTGACGTAATACTTTGTTCCGCTTGGGCTATTTTACTTTCCATCCAATCGTCCAATTGAACATCACCCTCTTCTTCCATTTTCTCCCACATTTTTTCAGCCATTTTAGCGATGGTAAAAAGAAATTGTTTAGACATATAAGAACCACGACCCTCATCTTCTTTAATAGTTTTCATTTTGGTAACCAACTTTTCAAGTTGTTTTTCTGTTAATATAATATCCTTCATATTCAGTTTATTTATAAATATCACATAAAACAAAAAACCCCCACGTTATGTGAGGGTTAATTTTGGACCAACATAATGTCGGCGACTCCACCATCCTATCTTTAAAGAGAATTAGGAAAACTCTGCTGTTGATGATACTCGAAGACCATCAACTTCTTTATCATAATAATTTGACATATTAATGAAACTTGGTCGGTAATTAGGTTGTTTACTTTGTTCCACAACATAATTTTCATCCAACACATAACCATCCGGTTGACCCCACTCCAAAGCCATCTTAATGAACTCTTCGGTGTCTTGTAATTCACCATACTCATCCACAACTCTACCTGAACGGATGAACTTTAATAGTTCTTCTTTATTAGTATAGAATTTACCATCTTGGAAGTTCCATAAGAATTTCCAACCTGAACTTCTTTTACCAATATGAATCTTTAATCCATCAATGAACTCATCCCACGCAGACCATCTCTCAAAACCTTTTTCAATGTCTCTAAACTCATTCATTATGTTATCCGGACTCCATATATCCAAATCATTTATCTTTTCAACCAAGTCAAGGTATTTGATTCTAACCTCACTTGCTTTTGGAATTTTGTAATAATTTGTGCTCATTGTTATCTCTCTTGTTTATAGATGAATAACGTATCTACCGTCTTTCCATCTGTTGTTAATCTTTTTTCCGGTTGAATTCTTTTGTTTGAATGAATCTCTATTGGAGTATCTTTATTTACCATAATAAATAAAATAACACAAGTTATTAACCCAAAAAACCATCCCATAATCAGTGCACCGACATCAAATGTGTCAATAGTACCACTTCCTGTTGTTGTATTCATATCTCTTTAATTATTTAATTATTTAGTTACCAACGCCTCTACTTTACTTCTCATATGGTCAGCCAAATCATATTCATTAACTGATGTTACCACGATTGACTCAACCAAATACTTGAATGGAACGTGAATTAAGAAGTCACTCCCGTTAAAGAATGTTAAATCGTTTTTCAATTCAAGACAACCCTGAACCATTTTCAAGAATAACTTGAATTGGATTGCATCCACAAATGTTTCGTGTAATAGTTTTCCGAACTTTTCGTTCTCAATTCTAACGGAGTAAGTATTTGTTTTCATATGTTTCAGTTTGATAGGACAAAGATAATATTTTTTTTCTAATATAAAAATTTTTTTTTGTTTTTTTTTAGAACGGACAATATTCTTTTTTTGGTTTTGGAATTAAATCCACATATTCTTTTTTAATTTTTTCAGAAATAGCATTTCTGATAAACTTACTAACATCAATGTTATAAGATTTCATTTTTTGAAGTGTTTGTAGTTGGGTTTCTGAAATACGGATAACTTTTGTTTTCGTGTATTTTTGCATAATTGTAATACATTTATATCGGTTATCAAGTAGTTATAGGTAATAAAATAAAACTACCCAATCTTACTACTACACCACGTTAAAATACCAGTAAGTAATCCTAAACCACCACACAAAACTATTAAGATATTCCATATATACTTAATAGTTTTATTTTCGTATTTTACCGTGTTGTTCCATATTATCATACCCAACACACCCATTATTAACCAAATTGTTATTGTCATATGTTATATTTTTGACAAAGATAATACTTTTTTTGATATAAACAAAAAAAACCCCAACAAAATTTACTCTGTTGAGGGTTTTAATAATACCAACCGTAGAAAGGGGTTGTTGGCTTATGAGATTATAAATATGTTATAAAATTAAAAAAGTCAATCTTTTTTTAAGATTCTCGTAATTAATCTACATAATTGGTCGTTTTCATCATCAAATGGTAGATTTTCAAGGTCAAAGTATCCACACTGAGAGTGTTCATCTCCATCAAAAGCATTTTCTAAGTCAGGATTTATCTTCTCATCCGTCTCCATTAAAAACACATACATCAACCCTTTTACTTCCGAACCATCGCGATTGTATCTCTTAACAAATCCAACTAATTTTAAATCATTATTTAAAGTATAATCAGTTTCTTCTTTGAATTCGCGCTTAATACCATCCATTGGATGTTCATTTTCTTCTAAATGACCACCAGGAATACTCCATTGTCCCGGTAAACTACCCGTAGCGTTTCTTTTACATAGCAATACCTCATCACCACATTTGACAATTACACCGGAATATCGTTTTACTTGTTTCATTTTATATTTTTTTGTGTATTTATAAGTATATGGAATTAACTATAAACAAAAATAAATTTAAAGTCAAAACTGTCATCTCATCCAAAGACACTAGTCAAGGAATGATGAACAAAAAATTTGACGATACCTTTAATGGTATGTTATTTATTATGTCTGAAGGTCAACACTGCTTTTGGATGAAGAATTGTATAACCAATCTTGATATAATCTTTATTGAAGATGATGTTATAACAAAAATTCACCACAACTGTCCCCCTTGTAAAACCAAAGATTGTAGAAACTATTGTGGTGAAGGTGATATGATACTTGAACTTCAGGGTGGAACCTGTAAAAAATTAGGTATTAAATCCGGTGACAAAATTGTTCATCACGATTGATTTATCTTCTCCTGTAATAATTTTACAAACTCATTCTGAATCATTTTAGTAAATTTAACATAAGGTGAGTCCTCCGAATCAGGATTGTATTTATAATTCCCTTTTGGTGGTCTATTACTTCTACCCATAAAGTTTAAACCCGATATGTTTGTAATACATTTATGTCCTCCACTATTTGCTTGAATAAAATCCCAAGCATTAACTTTAATATTGTCCAACATTTCTCTATGTTCTTCAGGTAATTCAGAAAAAGGTTTCTCCATCATCTCACCGATATGAATTAATTCCTCTTTACCATCTTCCTTATTTTTATATTCCTTACCATATAAAGCAATAAAATCTTTAAATGTAAATCCTGTTGATTCCGGATTAAAATCTTTTGATGATTCTGAAATCCATTTAATAGTTGATAATGGTATTTCTCTTTGTTTTAATTGGTCCTCCCATTTTGATAATACCTCTTGAGCAATCTCACCTAAGTTAACACCTTTTAATTGACGCTCACTTTTGAATGGATTACAAGACGCTTGAACCAACCCTAATGGCCAAGCAATTACTATAAAGTCAGCCTCCGGATTATTTTTAAACGGTGTATATCTATCGTATGAACCTGGTTTAAACATTGAACCACCACCATATTGAACAATGATGTTACCCAATACTTTAACATTAGGATTGTCTTGCATTGATTTAACATACTCATCTTTATTTTTTTCAAGTTGGTCCGGTTTAGCATAACCTTTTTCAACCATTATTTTTTTAATAGTGTGAAGTATGTTTAATAAAGATGGACTACAATCCATTACCAATGTTTCTAAAAACCCTGGTTTATTTTTAAATGCCAATAATAGTTTGTTAACAACCAAACCCATTAACATTTTATTTTTTTCTAATGATTTGTCTTTATCTAACTTAAATAAATAAGATATAACTTCATCAACTGAAATGTTGTTAACAGCATAGTTTGCAGAATCTACAGTTGAAATAAGTAATATATCTGAGGATGGAAATAACTCTTTTGGAGAAACAACCTGAGAGATTGTCTCAACATTTGAACGAGAGTGTCTGAATGATGTTGATTTAGTATCTTCAGCCCCGGCTTGTCTGTCGTGGTGGTCAGTGTGAATTACAAACATTGGTTTTCCGTGAGCAAAATCAACTAACACCGGCATTGTATCACCTTGAGCATCATTTTTCTTAACAGCAAACTCTTTATCACCGTATTGAATAATATGAGCACCAACTACTTTAATACCATTGTTCTCAAGGTATTGTTTCATCGCAATAGCTGTAGTCACACCATCTAAATCTTGGTGAAAATATATCTCAGCCTTTGGATATCGTTTAGCAAGAGCTTTGATATCTCTTAAACCACTTTCGGTTATAAGTTTTTTCATTAATCTAATCCAAACATATGTAATCCTTTATCTATTATACTACCTTCGTCAGCAATACATTGTTTGAAAAGTTCAACATCTTTACTTGGCATTTTACTAGCTGTTGCAGGACCCCAAGTACCATCTGCAGGTGAAACACCAATTTTACTTTGATATTTAGTAATAGCCTCCATAGTTTTATCATCTATCTTACCATCAACCTCTAAAGGTTTATTAGAATCATCTTTAATACCTTTTTTATTAAGAAAACGTTGTAACCCTTTTTTTTGTTCAGGAGTTTCCTGTTGCTCATTAACTAACCCGTATCTTGAACGAATATCGTTTTTCTCTTCTTCTGAAATTATAAATCTTTTTGCCATAGTATTTGTTTTAGTTATAAATATACTGAAAATAAAAAAGAGGTTATAACACCTCTTCATTTAATTCTAATTTTGTTTGTTTTTGTTCATCAATTAACACTTGAACTCTTTTCCGAGCAATCTCTGTATAATCCGGAGACACCTCAATCCCAATCCATCGTCTATCTAATAACTCAGCAGCAAATGCCGATGTTCCACTTCCCATAAAGGGGTCAAGAACTATGTCATTCTTATACGATAATATTTTAATCGCCTTTGATGGGATATCCATTGAGAATGTAGCTTTAGTTAATGATTTAGTATCTGAAAAATAGTTCCATCTAGCAAAAACCAAATCCATAAATTCTTTTTTATCTTCATCTTTATAAACCATTTTGTTTTTGACTTTACCATCCTCACCAGTAACCTGTATTTGTTCCCCCAACCATTGTGATTCACCTTTGGTTAGTTTTTTATTAGTTTTCTTATAAGCTAATATCACACATTCCTTTGGGTTATATAAATAAGGACTAGATGCTGACATCCAAGAACCCCAAGCAGTTTGTCTAACTCTATGAGGACTGTCCTCATTTAAGTCAATCATACCAAAGAACTTAAACCCAACCTCTTTCATCTTCATCCAAAATTCAGCGTTGAATAATATTCTACCCCCTCTTTCTTGGACATTGGTTTCTATTGGAACATTGATTGCAACTCTACCATCATCTTTTAATACTCTGTAAACCTCCGTTAACCATTTATTTGTAAAATCCCAATACTCATTCATTGGAATACTATCATTATATACATCGTATTTGATGTTAACAGAATATGGGGGGCTAGTCACCACTAAATCCACACAACCTTCAGGAAATGTTCTCATAACCTCAACACACTCACCATTTATAATCTTTCCAGTCTCTATCATATTACTCTGTTAATTGGTATTCCCAACCATCTTCTTTTTTTATTGGTGTAATCTCTAAATCTAAAAACACTGCGTTCTGTTCACTAGCGTGTAACCCTAATATATTATAATCGTAAAACTCTTCAGCCTCACCATAAGTCATTAGGTCTCTTTCTTGTAGGATGTGTAATATTCTTGGTTTTGAATACAACATCTTTCTTCCGGGAGAACCAAAATCCTCAACAATCCCAACAATTGCACTTTCTAACCCATCTAATAGAACCGCACCTTCTGCGTATTCATCAATATCAACCGTTATTTTCATTTCTTTCCTTTCTTAAGTTTTCTATTCTACGATTAAGATACCATTCAGCCTTAAGTAGGTCTTCCAATTCTTTATCCGGGTATTTCTTACCCGCTCTTGAGATATATTTAACCGTATTACCTAAATGAAAATCTAAATCCCAAGCCTCAATAACTTTTATCGCTTCATAAATGTTGTCTGCTCCCCCATAATGGTCTGGGTTTTTTACCATTTCTTTATTCTCACTCATATTATTTTGATGTTATATCTTCTGTTGGTACATTTGCGTTTGATTCCATCATTTCCGGAGTCAACTCATAATCATCATCATTTCGGTATTCACATAGTAACTCTTCATCAGACATAATTCCCGAGAATTGTTCTTTTAATTTTGATGTATCCACATCGCCATACATTGCGTGAATAGTTGTATTTAATTGGTCAGCAAAACCCAATGCCCTATAGATAACACCAATAACTTTATATGGGTTAGCATTTGACGATGGTCTTCTATCCTCAAGATAACCTTTCCAAGTTTCACCAACCGATTTAGGAACTCTAATAGATGCTCCTCTATCTGATACACCCCAACTAAATTTATCAATTGATTGTGTCTCAAATTTACCTGTTAATCTAAAATGATTATCCGAACCATATTCATCAATGTGAAGTTTTTGTCTTGTTTCAAAAGCGTTGAAGATTGATTTAAAATAACTTTCACCACCCACTTCTCTCATCTTTTTACTTGAGAAGTTTGTATGTAATCCTGAACCATTCCACTCACCCCATTGAATTGGTTTTGGGTGAAGTTCAATTGAATAACCTCTTTTCTCGGCTAGTTTATGTAAGATGTAACGCGACATCCATAAGTCATCAGCCGCAGCTAATTTACCTTTGGAGAATATTTGATATTCCCATTGTCCAAGTGCAACCTCAGCATTGGTTCCCTCAACATTAATACCTAACTCAAGACAATAATCCAAATGTTCATCACTTAAATCTCTGCCTACAATTTGCCCACCAACACCACAATAATATTTACCTTGTGGTTCAACATTACTACTTCTTTCAAACCCCAATATATCCTTGTTGTGTCCTGAACGAATAAAATATTCTTGTTCAAACCCAATCCAAAAATCGGTGTCTTCATTACCTAATTTACTTCTGTCGTTTGTTTCGTGTGGCTCACCATCTTTATTTAATACCTCACATAAAACATAAACCAAATTAGTATTACCTTTTTTATACATTCTCACAGGTTTAAGGTAACAATCTGAAGAGAATCCTTCGGCTTGCATAGTTGAACTACCGTCAAAACCCCACGCAGGAATATCACTAATCTCTTTTGGTAATGAATCAACAACTTTAATTTTACTTCTTAAATTTGGTTCCGGTTTGTATCCGTCAAGCCAAATGTATTCTAAACGAATCTTCATAATTTAACTATATAATATTTATTTATTTTTATACTTTTTTTATAACCATTTCTTACTGAGAATAATGGATTTGTTGTTACAGTTAAACCAACACCGGGAGAACCAAATATGATTGAGTAACTAAATGGTGATTTATTAAAAATAATTGGATATTTGAATATCCTAATTATTGTTTGACTACAATCATTACCAATATGATGTGTTTTTTTAGACAGCCACATAGTATCCATCACTTACATTACTTTCTTTTATATAACCCTCAGAAATTAACATCTCTAATTGTCGTTTTGTTTCGTCCATATCCTTTCTAAGAATGTATTTGGAGATGTAACTGATGTGGATTGGTTGTCGTAACTTATCCATTAAGGTTTTAATTTGTTTTTTGTCCATTATGATAATAATTTTCTAGTTATTTTAATGTTTTGATTGATATATGATAATATTTTTCTTTTAAAGATTGGGACTAGTGTTTGTTCTAAAGGAAACACATCATTACAAAACACTTCAAATATTGGATAATCACATTCTTTATTTTTTTCATATGTTTTTGAAAATGTAGAGATAATTTCCGGTATAGTCAAACTATCCTGTTGCCCTTTGAAAACTAATTTTAAAGATGTTTTGGTTTGTCCTTTGGTTTTATACACTTTTCTTGTTGTGTATTGCCAAATATATAAAATTTCCGGTGTCTTATAAGAAAAGAAACCTGATTTACTTTGTAGATTGGTTTTGTTTTTCTTTACAACAACATCTATGGAATCGTAAACAATACTCCATATTGATTTTGCAAAGTTAAAATAGTCGTGTAGTTGTGGTTGACTACTTTTTAATATTTTTTGATATTCAATAACTTCCTCATCATCTAAAACGGGAATGTCTTTAACTTTTAAATCAGATAACACTAGTTCATCATCATTAGAAGTTAATTTTTTATCGACATATAAAATTTTGTTTTGTGTAAGTAAGGTCTGTATATTACCCAAATGTAGTGAAAGCTCAATAAACATTGGGTAGACCTCCATTCTCTCAAGATGTTTGTTCATCTTTTGAAAGTAATCTAATAACACATATTGTTTTTGCTCAGCATCTAGAATACCTTCAAATAACCAATCGGTATCCATTATAAATTTATTTTTCTGTTTCATTCCCATATTATATTACTTAAAATATACGGGAAAAAATTTAAAAAAGGAATAGTTTTAGTTAGTTCTCATAATATAATAGGTTACACCATTAACATCTTCACTATCATAATTACCATCATAACTATTCATAACACCCCAACCATCAGAGTCAACTAACCCTTGAGCTAAAGCGTCTTCATCAATATAATCTTTAATATCATAACCAAGATTTTTAAGATAATCTAATGGGTCTCTTCTTACGTCTCTAACAAGTTCCGCAACTTTATTCTCAATCATATCTTCACTTGGTTCGGTGTCAACTTCAATACTATCCAACTCTTCCTGTAGAGCGTCAATTTGATTTTGTATATCCTCCTCATAATCATAATAATTTTCATCATCAGAATCTAATTCTTTTAATTGTTCTTCCAAATCAGCAATTTGAGATTCAAGTTGTTCTATTCTTTCTTCTTGTTCCGAAGTCAGTTCATAATCATCATCATTAAAATAACTTTCAGGGTTCTCTCTAACTTGATAATCATAATCATCTTCAGCCATACTAACAATAGCATCAACATCTAAATAATCTTCAATAAATGATTCATTAAATCCATCAGCACCAACATCATCAACATAAGATTTTGCATATTGTAATGCCGCCTCATCCATTTCTTCTTCAGTTCCAACAGTATATTCTCTATCCTTGAATCCCGGAATTAAAACCTCAAATTGTTGTAAACCATAATGAGTATATCTTGGATGTGCATACATCATATAAACATCTGCATCATTTTCCTCTAATTCTTCAATTTCCGTTTGTGTTTCATCAATAGCTTCTTGAACTTCGTATGCCCTGTCATCATTATCATCAATCCCCTCATACTCTTGCTCTAAATCTTGAAGTTTACGTCTCAAAATTGTTAATTTTTCTTTGTCCTCGTCCGATAATGGTTCTATTTCACCAACATTAACTAAATTATCAAATAATGCGTGAGCTTTTTCTCCGGTTTCATCACCCTGTTCTAAAGCCCATTCGTCACTATCACGAAGAGATTCTTGTTCACCAAGTTTAGCATTTAATTCTTGTTTTTCTCTAATTCTTTCACGAGGAGAATCACTATCAGAAATATATCTTTTAACTTGTAATCCACCTAAATCAGCAACTTTAGTATTACGAATATCTAAATAACCATCAATGTAAGCTATTGGCCCAATATCTTTAACATCTTTACCACCCAAATCTAAATCACCGGTAATATATAATGGTTTACCACCATATTGTTTCATTTTTCTAAAAACGTTACCATTGTAACTAGCATATTGCATTACATCCAAGTAATCCTCAGGAGATATTCTATAATATTCGTCCTCAGTTTCTTTAATGATTCGTTTAATTACTTTATATAATTCGGATTCAGTAAGTCTTAATTTTCTACCCATATCAATAAATATCCACGAAGATACAAAATTTATTTACTTATTATCATTATTATTGATATTTATGGATATATAAACTTTAAATCATATATTACAATGAGCTGTGGATGCAAAAACAAAGGAAATCAAACCCCACCACCAGCACAACAAACGAATACTCCTGCAGGACAAAGTCAACCACAGACACAACCTATCCAAGAGTCAATTCGTAAAGTTGTAGAAAAATATTACAAGAAGTAATAACTAAACGTTTGGGGTAAAAAACTACAGGGGACAATTTTGTTCCCTTTTTTTATTTATAATTAAAATTAATTTCGATATCATTTTGTATAACTTAAAAATATGAAATATATAAATGAGAACTCAAACAGAGGATTGGTTAATTTATTCTCCGATTATATTGTCAACCAAATAAATAAAGACAAACAATATGATGTTGTTATTGAAGTAACTGATTGTGGTAAATTCTTTGTGGTTAATGGAATGACCAACTCCGACAAGATTTTGGATATGGTTAAGGTAAAAGAATCTTTCCTTGAAAGTTATAAATCCCTACTAACTAATTTTGGTTATGAGAATGTTAATGTAATTGATTTAATTATGTATGAAAAAGAATTAGCAAAGAAAGATGACTATACTTTTGACTTTTATAATTCTTCAAGACCAATATATCATTACAAATTAATTAACACATTAATTGATAATTCCCAACCTAAATTTAATTCCATTTCATACACCGACAGATTAGAATACGAGTTGGATTATTCTGAAGATAACACTCATAATTTAGAATATTATACTTACGCCCCGTTAAACATCTCATCTGAGTTTCCACACGGGTATAGTTTGAGTATGGGAAGACAAGAGTTATACTATTCAGAATACATCTGTAATCAATTGTTTGATGTGATACTAACCGACAAATTAACTTTTAAATATTCATCCGTTAAACAAGACGAGGATAACCAAATAAACATTCAATCAATGAGTTTGTTCCCACGAAAAGATGTTATTTCTATGGTGTTAGATGTATTTGATTTTGATATGTTAATATTTAATGATATGATTAAAGGTTACAACATTATGGAAGACGTAACCAAACCATTTGATAAAAAACCTTGGCTCATAAGAGATAAAATTAAAGACCTGATATTATTTTAAAAAGAAAATCCCCAATCAAGGGGATTTTTTTATAGTCCAAAATGTTCTTTAATGATTGCAACACCTTCTTCAATCTCGTTGTAATCTCTGTCCGGAGCATATAGATAACTTTTATGGTCATCTGTATCCGGTGATTCAACTATCATAAACGCAGGAACAAATTCATTCTCAGTAATCTCAACAAACATTTCGTATTCATCTTCGTGTTCGTTAATATCTCTAACCTCAAATGATATATTTGATTCCTTTAATTGTTTCTTCATTGTCTCACAGTGGGGACAACCTTTCATTGTGAAAAGAATTAATAACTTATCCATTGATTAGGTTAGTTGCCAATTGTTTAATTTGACCCTCCATTTGCATTCCTGGTTGAGAATACACTTCTTTACCACCTGAGAATGATTTTAATGTTGGCACCGCTCTAACACCCAATTCTACCGCTAAATCTCTATTTTCTTCAACATCTAAAGTATATAATTGAACTTCTGAATTTTCATTTCTATATTGTTCAGAAACTTTTTCAAAAATAGGTTTCATAACTTTACACGGACCACAAAATTTGGCCCAGAAGTCAACAATCAATTTATCACCATTTTCAATTTTTTTTCTTAATTCTTCTTGTGTAATTTCCATAATTTTAATTTATATTAGACCAACTTCTACCATTTTTTAACTCATAAAAAAAATTTTCTCTGACTTGGGGGTAGAGTTCTTTTAATTGTTTAACTTTTAACCCTTCTTTTATTTTTTGTTTTATTTCTTTAACTAATTCAACCCCATATTTAGAGTTTTTTTGTTTAGTCTCTTTTGCTTTATTAACTCGTTTTTCTTTTTCATCATCAGATATTGACCCCCACCCATTTTTAACTGATAATCGTCGTTTTTCTCGTTGTTCATCTGCTTTATCACCATATAGTTCCTCATATGTTTTACCTTTATGAGAATTACCATTTTTAACTGCCTCAGATATTTTAACCCTCATTTCCGGAGAGTGAACATATCCTAAACAACCTTCACCACCTATTGTAGCGTTTAATCCATTATTATATGAATTATATTGGTCTATATATTTTTTTTCTGTTTCGTAAATAAGATTAAAATCACATTCTTCAATTAATTCTATGGTAAAATTTTCTTGACCATATTTTTTCATTGAGTTATATAACTTTGATTTATAATTTGAGGTAAAACATCTTGATAAATGTTCTTTAAACCTTTTATCTAATGACGATATAGTACAACCTATATAAATTAAACCATTTTCTTTATTTGTTATTTTATATATCCTTCCTTTTTCTACGCTCATTGGTGTCTTTTATTATAAATATCACCAAGTAACATAAAAGTTAATCTTTTTTTGTTAATCGTTTTATTTGTAGTAAAATATAATCAACTACGTTTTGTTTATCCACCTTTGTTAAAATAAATATCTTAGTCTCCGACTTTCGTAAAATTAAAATACCAGTAGAGTCATATTCGTATAATCTATCTTTATAAAATATGTCGTGTTCATTGTTCATAAAATAGTCAAACCACAGTAAATGTGATTTATTTAAAAATTTGTCAGTGTCTTCTTTAGACATCGTTGGATACACCTCTACAATACTAGGGTGAACTCCAAACCTTTCTTTAAAAGTATCTACGCAATGTTGTGGTATTTCTTTCATCTTAAAAATCTAAAACGTCCGGGTCATTATAGACCGGAACTAGGTTATAATTATTATACGAATTTAATTTCATAATTGAATCGTTTTCCCAATCTAAATACACACTTTTTGTATTACTTGTAAGACTATTATATTCTTTAATAGTGTAATCAGAGAATACTTTCCTTCCCCCAAATTCACCACCAATCTGTAATGTATCAAACAACTTCTCACGAACAATATATTCAATTCTATCATCCAATTTACTCAAAACATCATCCCAACTATTGTCTAATCTATTATTACGTTTTCCCAAAGTTTGAACTCTTCTCAACATAAAACACATTTCATCCGGCCACACAAGTGGTGTCACCTCAATCTCAATTGACGCTCTTTCTTCAGTTTCTCCCTCACCACGTCTTAACGATATTAATACAGAACCCACACGTTTAACATATGTCTTAACACAATTAGATTGAAACAACGACTCGTTGTTGTATCGTTTTGATGTTGTTAATACCTCAGGGAAGTATGGACCATCTTTGGTTAAAATAACCTCATTTATTTTATCAACAAACTCTTGGTTATAGATTCTAGTAAAGTCACCATTGGTATAATGGTTATATTTTTCCGACCAATCATAGTGTTCTTGAACAAACTCATCGTGAGTTCTTGATGTCCATTTAACCGGTTCCATTTGGTCTAACAAACGATAAAATCTAAAGTGGTCTTCAATCACATTACTGTTAACCAATCCTTTTTGAAATAATTTATATATCTCAAAGAAATTGGAGAACTCCTTTTTTGTTAACAACCCTTTTCCAATGTTATTATGGAATACAATTTGTCTATTATGTTCCAATAATAATTGAATAAAATCATCAGGTTGATTTAATATAAATTTTTCACCAAAAATGTTACAAGCATTTTTGAAATTATTTACACCCTCAAATGATTTAACGTTATGTAATACTCTCTTAACCTTATCCCCCTTTAAGTTATGAACTCTCATTAAAGCATCAATATACTTATACCCACACTTCACCAAATCTTTTTTCTTTGGTTGGGGATAGGTATTCATAAGTTCAAACCAATTGTTTGGAACTTTGGTTCCTTGAGCATCCAAATATCTTTTGTAGATTCTTTGTTCAGGAAGTAAGTCAGCATATAGTTCAGTGCCGGGAATGGCATTTACAAAGGTTGAGATTACCTGATTAACTATTGTTGGGATATCAACTTTATCTTTATCAACTATTGAGTTGAATGACTCTCTCAAGTATCGTCTCATATTATTGATAGGGTCATTATTAAAAAGGACTCTTCTAATATTTTTACGACATTTTCTCTTCAAATGGTAATTATCTAATGAACCGGTATATAACGCATTTGTTTTATAGTTGAATGTGATGAACTTACAATTAGTTCTTAATTTAAACCATTTACCCGCAACACGTCTTGTTTTACTATAATTGAATACCTTGAAGGAAACTTTATCATTCTCTTTAGTCACACAGATAATCACCCTAGTCAAATATAAGTGAGCAAGTGGGTTCCCGTAATGTTCTACAAATTTTTCTTCTGTATTGTAATTCGCATTAACAGTATAGTCACCCCAAGGCGTATAACTTGTATGTCTTCCTGAACTTAAACTAGTTTCAATCGTCCCCCAATCAAACTCGTCCTCAACTTCTTTTTTAAGAGGACGAATAGGATTAGTATCCAAGTATTCCCATACTTGATACTTCTTTGCGGTATAGTTAAATAATTCTTCTTTCATCAGGTTTATTTTGAACCACAAAAGTAAGACATTAAATTTGAATATACAAATTAATTAAGGGAAAAATGAGCAAATTGTGTGTGATAAATTATGGACTTAATCTTATCCATATCAACCTCATTGTTCTGAGATTGTTTAAGAGCCACAACGATAGATATAATTTGTTTTTGGGTTAAGGAAACATCCTCACCATTCTCAATATTATCTAATGATTGTTGTTTTACTCTGTCGTAGAAGTCATCCTTTAAAACATCCCCAATTAACTGAATTAAGTCATTGGGGTTGTTATTAAAGAAAGTTATAAATTGATTAATGTAGATTTCAACGTCAACATTTTTCATAATAGTTTTTTTTTAAATTATTCTTCCATATGGTAGAAACCTTCACCCGTATTGTATTGTTCTAATGCTTTTGGCACTTGAACATTCGGACATCTACTTACATTCACAAATGTAAGGTTTGGTAAGTTTACAATACAGTCAGGGATTGTTTGTAATTCTTTGTTGTTTGGACAAGCCAAGAACACTAAGTTCTTTAATTCACAGATTGAGTTTGGAAGTTGACTAATCATATTCTCAAACAATATTGCTGTTAGCGATTGGAATCTACTGATTGTTTCAGGAACATCAATATTAACAGTTTCATTTGAAGTGTTAATAATGTTTAACCTTTTGATTGTTGTTGGTAGTGAGTTGAATAATTCTTCAAAACCATATAATGCCACAAACTTACCTGTTGCAGAGTCCGGATATTTAATCTCAACATTATCTGAATTTGGTTTAACAAATCCTGCTGCAAATTCAGGTTTAAATATTTCTTTAAACTCAGACCATTTTCCATTCAAATATTCAACAACCGGAATATTACCCCCGTGTTGGTTAGCAAATTTAAATTGGTTAGATGGGAAGTGAAATTGATATCTTTCAGACGGTAACCCCGTAACTTCCCCCACTTTACCTTTATCATCATTAGCAATAAAGATATATAATGGACCTTGTTGTCTGTAAGTATTTGAATAACTAGAACCTTCAGCCGCTGTACACCAGTTAGTTTCACCTCTATCAAGACCTCCATTATAACCTCCAAAATACGAAGCCGCTTTAGAACCTAAAGCTCCTTTATCCGCAATTTTAATTAATGTGTATTCAGAACCAACTTTTAAGATTTCAGCGCCAGGAATATTAAAGTTTGTGTTAGACGCAGCACCCACCTCTTTCTTAACTTTTTTACCACGATACATATTTAAATCAACAGTTTCACCATCACCAACTTTAACTTTTAAGTGTGATAAATCACCTAATGATTTAACATTATTAATATCTTTCTTAGCAGCATCTTCTAAACTACCTTTAAATCTATCATATTTCACCAATAACTCAGTGAATTGAGATAAATCTTCTAAGAAAAGTCGTCTGTATTCATTAGCTTTTGATTTATATTCATCACTACCAACCTCAATTGGTTCATTAGAACCTTCACGAGTTAAATATGGTTTAACAAATAGATTCAATAACCATTGAGTGTATTTACCAACTTTAACTTTGTCACTTGTCATATCTTGAACAGACGCCGCATCTTTGTCATAATTCTCAGGAACTCTTGTTGTAGGGTCAGCAAACACTATTTGCTTAACAACCTCAAATGGTAAAATACCTTTTTTTCTGTCACCACTAGGTAAAACATATTTCTTGTATAATATTTGAAAACGAGCGTCTTCAGTAATTAAGTTCGATAATACTTTTGTAATCTTCATTTTAATTGTTTTTATTATAAATATTTGATTTTTGTAAATAATTCGTTAAACCCATTTACTTTTCTTTAACGGGACAAAGATAACTCATTTTTTTTAATATCCAAACTATTTTACGTAATTCATAATTAGAAGTTCTTCTCCCATATTTTGAGCTTTACCTTTCTTAGCCGCAGCCGCTTTAGCAAACTCTTTCTTCTCCCATACATATTGAAGTGGTGGGAACCAAGTGTGTAATTGTGGAAAATCATAATAAGATAATGAGAACTTACCTTGAATACCTTTCAAACAATCCGCTAACCTCTCGTGGTCCGCACTATCAAAGTCGTGGTTATTATAATAGTTCTCAGTCTTCCAATATGGAGGGTCAGCGTAAACATATGTAGATGGTCCATCATACTTTTGAATAACTTCTTCAAAGTCCATATTCTCCACTTTAGTAATCTTTAAGAAATGTTCTACCCAATCCGGTTTAGATAACTTATCTCGGAATGTAAGATACTTTGATTTATATTTACCTTTTAGGTCAATGAAGTTACTTGTTTCAGGCTTAGACCCTGAGAATACTTGAGCCAATACATAAGCGTATTTTGCTGCAACAACATAATCATAAGGTTCTACCTTGAAATTATCGGCGAATATTTCAGCCTGAAACCTGATGAATTGTTCTCTGTAAATGTCCGGTGTTGGAAACTCCCCTCTTTGTTGACAAGGAATGTTATTCACTTCTTCCAATAATCTTTCCGGATTCTGAAGACATTGAAATAAATTGTAGTTAAGCGGATTAAAGTCGTTGTAGACAACTTCTTTTAAATTGGGGTATTGTTTTAAATCCATATTAAAGAATACCCAAAACATACCTGAAAATGGTTCTACGTATGTTTCAATGTCATTTGGTATAAATGGAACAATCCATTTACCTATTTTAGATTTACCCCCGATGTATGATAATGCCATAATTTTTCTTTTTTACAAAGATAAGAAATAAAAAGTAAAAAAGCAAGTTTCTCTTTCAATTATTTTTTACTATATTTGTAGTAAATTAATATTTATGAATATGAAAGAATCTATTGAAACTCAAATTATCGAAGAAAAAGATATTATTGACATTACACCGGACCAACTAGAACAACCTGAAAAAGAATGTAAATCTTGTAAACAAAAAAAAATAACTAATAGTCAGTTGGCTATGGTAATTGCATCATTTTATATATTATTCTCTTCAATATATGGAACAGTTAAATTAATCAAAGAATTAATTCACCTTATCCCTTAAAAAAGAAACCCCTTTTATAGGGGTTATCTTTTAAATTTAACAAACAATTTAATATATAAATCACCTCTATTGTGATACCCTTTACCTTTAACTCTTAATGGTTTTGACGTATCAAATTCTCCCGGTAATTTAATTGAAATCTCACCTAACGGATGTGGGACTTTAACAGTATCTTCTTTCAAGGAATTTAAATCAAAATAAGCGTTGTAAATTAAATCATCCATTGATTTTTCAAAATTATTTTCAGGAACAATTTTAATTCTAACAACTAAATTACCATACATACCATCTTTAAAATCCCCTTTACCTTGTACTCTTAAAAATTGACCTTCATCTATACCATTTGGTAATTTAATAGATATTGTCTCTACATTAGATGTTGTAGTTTTTCCGTGACAAATTCCACAAGTTGTTTTATATGAAAATCCTCTACCACCACAAGACCCACAACTTTGTCTTATAATTTGAGTAAATAATCCGGTCCCTATTTGTTGAGTAATAACTCCTTGTCCACCACAAGTAGAACAAGTTATTCTTTCACCTCCGGACCCATTACATCCACCACAATTATGGTCTCTATTATATGTTATACTTTTTTCACCACCTTTATAAGATTCAACCGCACCAACAACAACTTCAACTATTTTATCAGGAACTGCTCGTTTTCTTTGAGTGTGCATTTGATTAAACATATCCTCAAAAGGGTTAAATCCTCCACCACCCATATTAGCAAATGGGTTCCTTCTTTGATTATCGTATTGACTTCGTTTATTTTCGTCACCTATCGTATCATACGCCTCCGAAATCTTTTTAAACTTATTTTCGTCACCCCCTTTATCCGGATGGTGCTCTACCGCTAACTTTCTATAAGCTTTCTTTATTTCGTCTTGTGAGGCATTTTCACTAACACCCAATATTTGATAAAAATCTTCCATTCTTTACTTAGTTTATATTTAAAGTTAAATTATATATTATGAATTATTTAATTGTTCTATTCAAAAATAAAGTAAAAAAGAAAATAATCAAGAAGTTTAAGACCTCAAATAGAGCGAATACTTTCTACGAATCTTTATTATTGGAAAGTGGTAATGTTATTTTTGATAAACAATATGAAAACGGATTCTCCTTTAATTATGAAATTGCCCTACTTGAAAAAGTGTCGGGAACTTTTTTACCTGTATTTTTAAAAGATGAATTTGGTAGAAATATTAAAGTAAATTTAGATAATGAAGATTTTTCTATAAAAAAAATAAACCCATACCATATCGAAGAATTAATTTTAGATACTACATTAAATAAAAAAATAAACTCAAAAGAGTTTATTAGGTTATATTTAGACCCACCCGGATTTAAACTAGTTTCTAAATTAAATAATAAAATTGTTGTTCAAATTGACGATAAATTTAATTTATTTACATTAAAAAATGAATATGATTCAAGTAGGTTTATTGATTCAATTTCTGAGTTTTTTATTGAACAAAAACGTTTTGACTGTATGTTTGTTAAAGATTACTCAAATGCTCAAAGAAAATATCTTTATAACTTATTAGTTGAAAATGGTTTTTCTAAGTCTTACTTACAACGTCAGACAACGACCCATCCTTCAATAAAAACATAAACTCAACTCCGGACATATCTATTTTAAACTGATTAAAGTTCCTATCAACATCTCTAAAATTTTTTTGAACTTTTTTATAATCGTCATAACTAAGTTCCATAGCAACAGCCATAGTCCCATCCGGAAATAATGTTTGTAATCCATCAGCAACAAGAGCTAATTTCTCAATTATCCCATCAATACTTTGTGTAGTCTCTCCCATAATGTTAATTTTTTAGGTTGTTCAATCGGTTTAGTAACAATATCTTCCTTATTTATTTTTTTAATTGTCTTAATAAAATCTTCTTTTTCTCTGTTTAAAATAATTTGATTCTTAACAATTTCTTTATTCAGTAACTCCAGTTCCTTTAACTCCTTCTTCTCCATCATCTAATTTTATTTTATTTACTTTTGGTTTCATCTCAAAACTTAAATCTTTTAAATTATTTAAATTTTGTTTTTCAAAGATAGATTTTAATTCGTTAACTTTATTTTGAAATAATCTATCTTTTTCTTCTAATTCAAGATTATATCTAATAATATTTTTAAGGTTATCTGAAATTATTCCAACACTTTCTTCCGATATTTCAGACACAAAAGAAAAAAATCTATGATTCTCAACTTTACTAGTTTGTTCCATTACTTTTTCTTCATCTACGTATTTTTTAGGTAATTTCCAAGTTGTCGGAAAACTAACATCAAAACTTAAATAGTTTTCTAATTTTCTGACAGACTGTAAATAAGGTAAAAGAGATGAAAATTCTTTATATAAACTCATAATTAATTTTTAATAATAAATGTTAAGCAATATGATATTGCAAATCCAAGAAACATAAGTTCCCATTTACCCCACACCATTTGTTTTGGCGGATTTGAAAATAGGGAACTTATTATTCTACCAACCGTTCTAAGAACAGTCAAAACAGAAAATATAAATACAAATAAAAATACTGTATTAATGTTATCCATTATTAGTCTTTTTTTCTTTCAGATAAAATCTCTTTTCTTAGACTATCTAATAATTTTTTTAAATCCTGTGCAGATTTTCTAGCTCTTGTTCCGGCACTATTGTTACCACCAAAAAACTTTGTCGTGTCAACTGATAATTCTTCAACCAATGACTTAATTTGTTCTAATGTTTCCATCTGAATAATTTTAGTTAATTTATTTTTTATAATACTGTAAAAGTAATTTTTTTTACCCTATAGTAAATACTAACAAGGTTTTTAATGATTTAAAGACTTATCTAATATTTTATAAATGGTTGTAATCATATCTAAATCAGATTTAGTAAATGATTTTTCATTGTTAAATAAGTCAGTAAAAAAAAATCCTATGGATGATTTAACTTTAATATCTTTTTGATGGTAAAATGTTTCATCAAAAAAAGATTCAAAATAATCAAAATGTTCACCTTTTTTATCAAATTTGATATTTTCCTTACTGAAATTATCAATGATTTTATTCCAACACCATTCAAAATGATTTCTATCATCATTTTCCGTTAAAATGATTTTAGTTTCATTAACCTCACTTTCACCTAAGTAAGTGTTAAAAATAAGATTATTAAGTGAATGTGTGAAATCAGAATATAATTCCAATTTTTCAGGAATTATATTATTACTTCGGAACCAAACGTCAACGTCTTCCCGTAATAAAGGTTTTGATATGTAGTTAAAAAAATTCTCCATAGAGTTCGTCTATGGAGAAATTATAAGTTATAATATTTGTTTGTAAATTATTGAGTTTTTTGATTGTAACCAATTAAAGATTTCATTCTAGCAAACTCTTCATTAATTTGTTTTTGTTTTTTAACTTCAATGGATTCTAATTTAGCCATTAATTTATCCCCTTCATCTTCACCTGCAGTATCTTTAATAATTGGTTGAGGAGCTTTGTTATAAGCCTTTTTCTTAATCTGACCTAAGATATTATCTTTTCTAATTTTATTACGTTTTTTATTAACATTAGATTCACCGGTGTTTGCCCACTCAGGATTATTACCTGTTCTTGAAGAACCTTCAATATTATCAGTAACCCATTCTTCATTTGGATGGATTTCATCGTACACTAAATTTTCTTGTCCTGCAGCAGTTAAATTATCAACATACTCTTCAACAGCACCTGACGGGATATACGCTTTTTTACTCATTTTTTCTAATTCACCATTTCCTTTTGGGAATATTTTAGGGTTCATATCGTAATCACCTTTAGAACCATCTTTAAGGTAATCTTTCATTTTTTTGGTAACATCTTTAATGTAATCATTATTTTCTTTACCAGAACCATTGTGTGCTTTTTTATAAACTTCTAAACCTCTTGGAGAACCCCCCATTCCTTTAATGTTATTTTTTTCCGCAGGGTCCTTAACAATTTTATTTTTTTGCTCTTTAACAATTTTTTCAATTAAACTAATCATTTCACTTTCAGTCAATCTGTAAGATTCTTTAATATTTTTTTTGTGGTCAGCACCTTTATATGCTTTAATATTTTTAGCAAAGTTAGCTTGTTTAACTAATTTAGGGTCACCACTTTTTAATGCTTTCTCAATACAAGATTTAGTCACTTCTCCTCCACAATGTTTAGAGAAATCACCTTTAGTTCCTTTTTTCTCAATTTCTTTTTCTGCTTTCTGAATAAAATTTTTACCTTCTTTAGTTTCAAATTTTTTACCGTCAACCTCAAAATTATCTTTACCTGTTTTTCTAGCTTGAGATAATGCACCAGTAAAGGCATTACCTTCATCTGTTTCAGATTTTTTACTTTGTCTCAACATTTTGAAATCTTCAGCATCAATTTTATTGTTTTTATTTTTATCTAATCTTCTTTGACGACCTTTTAATGATTCAGTAATGTTAACACCTTGACACATTTCTTTAGTTACCGGGTCTTCTTTACCAAAATTTTCTATATGATATCTACAAGTTTTTTCTCTGTCTTCGTCAGTATTTTCCTCATCATTTTCAATATCGTCAATAGATTCATTCTCACCAACGTAGTCAAATTCATTATTGTTATTTAAATCTTGGAAATCGTGAATGTCTTCCTCCATTTCACCACCTTTATAACCACATTCATTACATTCACCTTCATACATAGTTCCACCACATTCACATACATTACCACCTTTTATTTTAGAAACAAGACTATCAGCCTTCTCTTCTAAAGTCTCTTTTAGAATTTTAGACACTAAATTATCTAAATAAGTTGTATTTAATTTTTTCATTTTTAGTTTTTATTATAAATATATTAGTTTTTAACTTTATTTCTTTGAAAAGGTATTTTCATATTCATAAGCAATAATTGTTTTAATAACATTTTCACTTATATTATGTCTCTTACTAATATTTTGAATAGCTTTCTTAACTTGTTCATTCTCAAATATTTTTAGAGCTTTAATATCCCCTTGATTACAATATGGAAATTTTTGACATTTCTTTTTAACCTGTACAAATTTTCCTCCAGGAATTTGTGTTTTCTTTTTACCACCCCAATCTTTCTTCTTTGTTGACTTAGCCCAAGCTGAAGTTGTTTCATATGAACCCGATGCACCTGAACCTGTAGCCTCAGTCGCCTCAACTTTTTTGGTTTCACCACAAATACATTTAGATTTAACTCTATCACAAGAATCACAATATTCCTCCTTACCTTCTTTCACACAATTAGGGACCATTTTACCATTTTTATTTTTCATACCCTTTTGGTCATAACCTTTCCAACAATCCTCTTCCATTTCACCTTTGATTGTTGAGAATAATGGACCTGAATAAGCTCCGGCTGAACTAGCACCTTGCTCCTTAGTTTCACCTTTATCTTTACCCGGTCTAGAGTATCTATTTTTTTTAATAAATGGGTCAGACACAGTTACATTTGGTGTACCAAATTCATTATTTTTTTCTTTAAACTTTTTAAAATCCGGGTCTGTTTGTAAATCTTTTTGGAATTGTTTTTTCCCGCTTTTATTTTCACCCATAATAGGTAATGATGAAGTTAATTTACCAACCGGTTTATTTATGTTAGTTTTACCTACTAATTTGTCAACAATACCTTTTTTCATTGGTCTTTTAATTATTTTTAATTTCTTATTATTTTCAGGAATTTCATTTTTATATTCATTTGCAGCTAAAACAGCATCCATACCACCATTTACAATAGTATTAGACTTACCCATTTCAGTAGACATAGCTTTTTTTAAATCCGACCCATAACTTTCTTTAACTTTCATAAATTATTTAACTATTAATAGATATGAAGTAGATAACACTCCTAAGAATGCCGCCGCTTTATATAAAAAAGATTTAAATTTAACACCTTTTAATTCTTTTTGTAAATCTTTAGTCATTAGGTCGTATTGTGTTATTTGTAAATCTTTCTGACCTATAATAAATTGATTATTTTTGTCTTTCTTTTCTAATAAAAAAATGATTGTATCTTTTTGAACTTCTCTCTGCTCAACTTTACTTAGTTTTAATTGAGTTAATGATAACTCTTCTTTACACCCGTCAAACCTTAATAAGTCTTGATAGATTAATCTAGCTGTTTTAGTTGGAAGTACTACTTTGGTTGTATCTTGCTGCGAATAACTGCTCAAGCTCAACATTACCAAAGTTATTAACATTATTAACTTTTTCATTTGTTTTTTCTTTTACTATTGTTAAATTATTATCAATGTGATGAATTTCTTTAGTGATGTTGGTAACATTTTCTTTTACCTCCATAACTTTAGTATCTATTTGTTTATTAACCACTTGAGCTGAATCAACTTTAACTTGGATTCCCTCTATTTTCTTTTTATAACCACTAACGTCAGTTTTTATACCACTAGTTGTGAAAATATTCCAACCAACCAAAACACCAACAATGATTAATAAAATTGTTTGACTATTACCTTTAGTTATATCTTTCATTATTCCTCAGTTTTAATTGTTTTTTTTCTTGAAGCTAAAACTCCCGCCCATTTTGATTTAAATTTTTCGTAGTAAGTTTTTAATTTACCAATTAAATTTAAAAATTCATCATCAACTTTTAACATTTCACCATTAATATAAACACCATTTTCTTCCCCTATTGAAAAGAAAAATTCAATATCAAATTCTATTAAAGTACCTGACCATTCAACATTATTTGTGTATACATTTAGTTTATTAAAATCTGCCATATCAGAAACACCCGAAACAAATTCATCCATAGTTTCTTGAAAAGCTATTTTTTCATCAGTAGTCAATTCTAAATCTGTTTGGTCTTTACCGTGTAAAACTAATAATCCGCCTGAAATTCGATAAGCTTGTTTTTTATCGTCTTCAGATTCTTCTTCATCATCTTCCGCAGTGTCATAATCAATTTTATCTTGAACTGATTTAGTTACATTAATTTTTGAAGTTACATTATCGTCAGTTAGGTCAACACCTTGTTCTGTCAATAATCCGTATTGTCTACGGATATCCTCATTAATAGTCTCATTATTTAATAATTTTCTTGAGGCTTCTAATAATTGTTTAATTTCATCGTGCGAATTATTCATTTTCTATTTTTTTTAAAAGTTCATTAAATTTAAATGCGGGGCTAACATCTGTATAATCTACACTAAAATTACTTTTAGTTACAATTCCACAATATTTTTCAATCCCATTTATTTTTGTATTATGTTCAATAACTTGAGGTTTAATTTTTACAGTGTCTAACAAATTTTTACATAATAATCCAAGATTTTCAATCTGAGATTCTGTATATGGTTGCCAAAAAAAGTAATCCCTCCACTTCTTTTCAAACACGTTACCTTTATAAATATCGCCAATCCAGTTAATGTAATGGTCTGTTAGTGGTTCTTTTTGTAACCACCCTAAATTTTCTAATGATATAATAATCGAATTACGATTTATATTGGGGTCTTTGAAGTATTCCGAATGTTCGGTGTTTCCCAATAATTGAATAATTTTACCTTCTCGGGTAACAATGTAGTTAGGTATTCGTTTAAAATCCCCATTATAACGAAACTTCAACGACTGAAGATAGTCGTTGAAGTTTCTTGATGTGTGTGTCAATATGATTTGGTGTTTCTTTTTTTGTTTCCCAACAGGTTTGAACTCACCGTATTTTATAATATCTATCATTCCACATAGATTAATGTTTTATGATTGTGGTTTAATATAACTCAATCTATTTGGTTTCGGAGATTCATCTATAATATCTTCTTCAATAATTTCTTCAATCACTTCATCAACTGATTCTGATTGAAATTGTGGTAACTCAATATATTTTTCAACGACCACCTCAACCGGAACTTCAACTATTTTCTCAACAATCACTTCCTCAATAATCGGAACCTCAACAATTACTTCCTTAATAACTTCTTTTTCTACAATAACTTCTTTAATAACTTCTTTTATCACATCATTACTTGATTTTCCATCATCGTATTTTGTGAAGAAGTGTAAAGATGTTAACGAGATAACCGGAAGTAATCCACCTTCTAAGAATGCCAACCATCGTTTCATAGCAATAACATCATTGGCTTTAGAACCTAACATTTCCCATACCGGACCAGTTAGTTCCATCCAAGATTTAAATAATTCTCCTGTCTCATCAATTTCTTTATAAGAGAAAAAGATATTACCAATCATTTGAATAAAAGTAATAATCCCAAACATAAACCATACTCCACCTTTGATTTTATTGGTTGCAGCAACCAATGCAGTCATTGCACCAATTTCAATCGCTATGGATAAGTATATAGCCCAACTTATTGGGTTTGCTAAGTTATACCAAGATACAACGTGGGATATAGATATTCCGGCAACCAATAGAATTGGTACCAAGAACATCGCTCTATTTGGGTGTTCCTTAATGGATGCCCATAATGACTTAATCATTTGTTAATTTATTTATTTCTTGGTCAATCTCAGTTTGTCTATTAACATCTAAGATTTTTCTATCAGACGCTTGAATAGCTCTTTTCTCTGATTTAAGACCTTCAATTTTTATTTCTTTACGAAGTTTAACCGATAGGGAATCAACACTATCATTAACATCTTGGATTCTTGAGTTAGTACTACAAGTTTTGAAAAATGTGATAATAACAAGGAAGAACATTATTCTTACTCCCCACGCATCAATAAAATTTAATATTGCTTTCATAATTTTTTGTATTAGTTTTATCATAAAAGTAAAAAACCTTCTATCATAATAAATAGAAGGTTCTAAACTTTTTATAAGTATTCAAATAATATTGAACTGTCATTCCTTAGTTTTCGTAAGGCTTTCTCTTTGATTTGTCTAACACGTTCTTTTGTTAAATTAAAATCACTTCCAATATCTTCAAGGGTTCTTGGTGTCCCACTAAGACCATAATAATCCTCTACAATTACTTTTTCTCTTTCATCTAATACACTTAGTAATGAATGTAATTGTAACTTTAATTCATCTTTAGTATTAAACCCTTCGTCAGGCATATCCGCTTGGTCATTTCTAATAATATCAACAAGAGTATCACCATCTTCATTAATACTCATATCCAAATCAACCATTGAAGGTAAGTTTTGAAACTTATCTTCTAATTTACCTCCGTTAGATTCAATAGCTTTTTTAGCTCTATGTAAATCCTGAACCACGTTAACCGGTAGTCTGATTGTACGAGCATTGTCGTTTAACGATTGAAGAATAGATTGTTTAACCCACCACACAGCGTAAGATATAAATCTAAGGTTCTTAGACCAATCAAAGTTTTGGATTGCTTTCATCAACCCTAAGTTACCCTCAGAGATTAAATCAGGAAAATCTAAACCTTGATTTTGATATTGTTTTGCTACGGTAATAACAAAACGTAAGTTACCTTCCAATAGTTCTTGGTTCACCTCGTCAATCTCTCTTGGAGATAAAGTTCCGGACGTAATTAACTTTGACAATTCCCTCTCTCTTTCAGGAGTCATTACCTTAATTTTACGAATGTCTTTTAAATACAAGTTAATCTCTTCTTGATTAATTGGAATACCTGAGTTTTTTTCTTTCATATTAATTTGAATATTTGTTTAGTTGTAATAATTCTTTTTCAGTCAGCGAATTTAAGCCTTTTTCTTTAATCTTCTCTAATAATTCGTCTAAAGATGGACTACGTTGTTTATTTTTAATTTCATCAATGTCGGTCCACTCATCGTCATCATAGTCAAAATCAAAGTTTTCAATGTTTAATTTAAAATTATCACGGATTTGGTCTTGTATCATTTTTCGTACCTCAAATTCATTTGGTTCAGAACCAAGTGGTTTTTCTGACATAAAGTCACTAATACCATCATTAAAAAGATGTTCGGATATTTTTTTAGGTAAACCGTATGACAAATTGTCAGAAGTATAAGGTAGTAAGACATACATAATATCCCCAACTCCTAAAATCATATCAATATAGTCTTTCACATCCTCGTGGGAATCCAATGTTGAGATTGTGAACACAGATGATTCTGGTCCAAAATAAAAATTAAGATTTGGTGTGTCAGAAATAACACATAATTCTTCTGCAATTTGTTCTGTAAATTCTTTTGGGTTGTCGTTTTTTGTAAAGACAAATAAAATGTATTTGGTTAAGTCCTTCATACGTTATACGTTTAGATTAGATATTATGTTACAAAGATACGAAAAAAATTATGTTCCCCAAACTTTTATTGTGAAACATAGCTAACATTTTCTTCTTTTCGGATTCTAACCACATTATCAGCCCAATTGGTAACTAATGGATTGTGAGTTATAACAAATATTTTTTCAAAATAATCCTTAATTTTACTAAAAAATTCTGACACCATTTCCAAATTATCGTTTGATATTTTTCCAAAGACCTCATCGAATACCACCAGATTTGCACGTGGTAATGAACATATCTTACTCAACACCGCTCTTAACGCTAGTGACGCTATTGACCTTTCATATCCTGAACCGGAAGACATCGGTTTCTCAACTTGAGTGTTGTTGTCAATCATAAGGAAGTCAACCTCGTTCTTATCATTAATCTTAACCTCCAATCTAAAGTGACAACTATCTTCCAATAACCTTTGAAGTTCACTATTAATAAGTGGCATCATTGTTTTCATTATAAGTTTGGTTACACCATTCTTACCAAAGATTTCCAAATAGATTTTATAGATTCTTTCTTTCTCCGTTTCTTCAGCAATCTTTCTAATTGTTTCCAAGTTAGAAGTTATCTTGGTAGTTAGATTAGTAATCGTAAACTTATTGTTTGAGATACTAGTTTCAATAGTTTTCTTCTCACCTTCAAGTTCATCAATTCTAATCCCCGCTTTAATCAACAACCCATCTGTCTTATTGTTTTCAATAATCTTATCCTGAACTTCAGAGTATCTTTCCAATTTGGTTTTTAACGCATCAATCATCAATTGGAAACGTTCAACACTTAATTCATATTTCTCTTTGATAAGTTTGTTTTTCTCATACTCATCAAACTCTTTTTTAAGATTAACAAAACTTTCTTCTTTGCTGGTTAATTCACGCATTAACCCCAATAATTCCTCTTTATGCGTGATAAATCCTGCAAGTTCACCAATTTTTGCATTGGTTATAGCCGCATTCATCAGTTCAATACCACAGTGTTCACATTTGATTCCACCATCAACCGAACTCTTAAGTTCTTCAATACTTTTAATCTTAGCGTTGTTCTCCGCTTGTTTAGTTATCAAATCCTTAATCTCTTGTTTCACCTCATCGTGTTTGTCCTCGTGGTAAAATTCAGATGGTTCAACAACCTTAACACCATCTCTATCTGAAATAGCTTTGGCTTTTTGTAGGTCCAACCCATTAATCTCTTCCTGAACTTTGTCCGGAGAAACCGTCACCAATTCATTATCAATGTTGTGTTTGGATTTTAACAACCCATCACGATACTCTTGTCCTTTAAGGATTCTTGCTTTAGCATCTTCCAATTGAGTATCTAATGTAAGATTAGTTTCGGTTAGGGTATCAATTGTTTCTTGACTAGTTTGGTTATCCGTTTTAAGTTCTTCAGAGTTATAGATGTTTGATAACATTCCTTTGGAGAAGTCACTATAAATTTCTTTAGCGGCTTCTTCCTTACGTTTAAGGAAATCTAACCCCATAAACCTTGAAAGAACTTGACCCCTCGCCGTAGGTTTGGCGTCAATTAGTTCTTCCAAGTTGGTGGCAGTTGTTAGGATTGTCATTAAGAAGTCCTCTTTGGTTCCGATAGACGTTTTAATAAACGCCTCGGTCTCTCTTCGTTGTTCTCCGGTGAAGTTCTGCAAACTACCATCAGACAATCTTTTATAAAAGTCCAACTCGGTCTTAACCGTCCATTCATTTTTCTTTGATAACTTTCTCTCAATATTTCTCAATATAATATACTCCTCACCATCGATTGTAATCTCACCTTTTACGGCAACTTTGTTTCTGTCTGTAAACCTGTTGAATATTTCCTCCGCTTTAGATGTTTTGGTCGTCTCATTAAAGAATAAGAACATAAGTAAATCCACAGTAAGAACTGTCTTACCCCCAAAGTTAGGTGGGTTTGACTCTACAACCGTAATCCCATCACACTTCTCAAAATCTATCTTTTGATTCTCACCATAGGATAAAAAGTTTGAGAACTCAATGTTCTTGATATACCATCTTTTAAACGGAGCAGCATCAGTTTGAGTTTGTAACAATTTGTTATCCACAATACTATTAAGTTGGTAGATATCATCGTAGTGTTCCATATTCCCCTTTGACTCCAAGAATGAACGAACTAGTTCTAATTGATAGTTCTCATCCAAGATGTTAAAGGAGATGTCTACGGTATGTGTGGTGTCGTCAGCAACCTTTGTCTTGGTGATTACGTTGACGTTGGTTGTGTTATACTTCTTTTGGAAGTAATGACGAACACTCTTTATTTTTTCTTGTGTAAAGTTTTCAGCATAATCCTCCCATACAATCTGTAGGTAAGGATTATCAAAACTTGTGATATCTAAATCTTTTATCATTATTGTGTAATTAAATTCTATGGGGGGATTAAATAAATCCATTTGTTTTAATTCAGTTCTTCTACTTCTTCTTGAATGGAATCACCACCATCTCTTCTATCCTGAGCCACCAACACGGTATCCAAGTTCCAACCATCATATGCGGTTAGTTTTTCACATCCTCTATCCATCCAATAAAATTCACTCATCCAATCATCCCATTTGGAATCAACTAGTTTAATGAAGTTCTCATCGTTACCTCTATCTCTATATCGTTGGATGAACTCCTCTTTTCTGTTATCATCCGGATAAACCAAATAGAAATATAAACAGTTGTCCAATAACGCGTCTCTCACTTCTTTATGTGAAGAAACAAAGATGTATTTGTGTTTTCCAATGTTCTCTTTAATATGAGTAATATAGTTCTGAGGAAAACTTGGGTTTCTTGTTTTATTACCGTGTTCATCAATAACCCAACTAAAACCACTTGAATCGGAATCCAAAGTGGTATCAGGATTATTTTTATGATAGGTAGTTTTTCCTACCCCGGGAAATGCTGATACTATCTTAGTTCTCATTAGTCACTTCAGGTGTTAAAACTTCAACATCAGTTATGTTAATTTCATTTACATCACCCATAATCTCAGCGTTTAATTCTGTTGTCTCACCATTCTCAGACTGATATTGGGCTTTCAACTCCTCCATTTGTTTCTCAAACATTTCAGTATACTCTGCTTGAGCTTTTTTTCTTAATCCTCTAAGAGAGTTGTTTCTTGTTGTTACTCTTGCTTTGTGAGCCTTTGCTCCACCACGTAATTTTGACTTTGGCATAATTGTATTTATTTAATTGTTATTTATTTCTTGATTCATCTGTTCTCGTATTTCATCTAAAGTAATCCCCGGTTCACTATTAATTCGTTCCTTAACCTCATTAGTCAATCTATCAATAATGTCTTGACCCAAATTGTTATCTCTATCTGTAGTTCGTTTACCATTAAACGTTGTTTCATCTTCATCATCCTCATTTTTATAATAATCAAGCCAATCCGGTCTCTCATCAATTTTAATACTTTCAACCTTCTTAATCATCTTTTGAACTTCTGTTTCAGACCCTCTTAACATTTTAGATAATTGAACTTTTCTTTCTATATTTCTAAATCGGGTATAAAAATTTTGAGTGTTAGCTTTATGAAAATTTATATCTATATTATTGTCTTCCAAATAATCTATAATATTAACAATTTCATCACTATCATCACTAATACCCATATCATTTACCAACTGAAAAAAATCATCACACTTAATAATCTTTCTCGTCTCAGTTTTATCTTTCAAAAACTTAATTACAAAGTCACCTAATTTATTTTCCATATCTTAATTTTTTGTTGGTCTATTTTCCTCAAACCATTCTACAATAGCGTTTATTGCCCACACAGCTCCGGATGACAAAATCCCATCAAAGAACCAACTAATCCATAGTGGTGTTCCAAACAATGCTAAAGTTGGTGAGAATACTGTTAATGATAAAAACCAACCCCCGTGAAAGCTAAAACACATCGGACAGGTTAATATACCTGATATGAAGTGGCCTAATCCGTTAAACGGTAATTGACTTTCACCCCAATTTTTAAAGAAGTTTCTTACCCCTTGAAATATTGACCCGTAGACCATAATGTTCATAAGCCCGTAGCTTAATATGAACCAAGTTAAAATGTTAATCATATTTTCTATTTTTTTTAATATTATCCTCAGCCCATAATGGCTGTAAATTTGTGTAATGGTTTAATGATAATAAATCTTCTTCGTTTTCAGATAAATAAAGTGGTTTTATATGGTCTAAATGCCACTCACCATAATTTTCCCAAGACATACCTTCAGTAAACTTACTTTCAATATACAACTTAAAATTTTCTTTATCAAGTCCTATAATATCAAAGGTTCTTTTACTTTTATTTTCACCTGTTAAAAATTCTCGTATCCTATTTCTAAGATTTTTTTTCATTCGTTCTAATGAGTCAGTTTTTAATTTATTTTTTTTCCACTCATTATTTTTATTTCTTTCATTTTTTTTATTATTATAATAATATTGTTTTCTTTTCTCTCTTTCACTTTCAACATTATTCAAATAATATTCTTTTCTATTTATTAATTGTTTTTCCCTAAACTCAGAATTTTCACGATATTTCTTTAATCTTTCTTTTGAAGTCATATGCGGATTATTAGTTAGATACCTATCAATAGTTTCTTTATATTTTTCAGGATTGTTATCTCTCCATTTTTTACTACTCTCTTTAATCTTATCCGAATTTTTACTTCTAAATTCTGAACTTCTTAATTTTTCACACGATTTACAATAAATTGATTTACCATCTTTATTATTTTTATTGTTACCAAAATCACATAACAATTTTTCAATATCACATTTTTTACATATTTTCATAATTTAACCTTTATATATAAATATCATAAAATATAAAATGTATGATGTGTTCGGGAAAAATATTATTCTCCTATATAATGTGTACTTATGTTCTCACCTTCTTCAACTTCACTTATGAATTTTTGGATAGAACGAAATTCTTTTATTTTTTCAATTTGGTCATTTTCAGTTGAGGTCGTTTCAAAACGTAGTCTAGCACTACCATCACCATCTACTGTGACCGGGATAGTTCTGCTAGACCCAACTGAACCTAAAATTTGTATCTTTGTTAGTAATTCAAGTAATTCTTGTATTTCTTCCTTACCACCACTAACTCTAACATTTAAATAATAATTTTCCATATTACATTGTTTCATTTATGTTTGAACCTTTCAAATAGACTGCTCCCTGACTTACTTTAATTGATTCCAATTGTTTATTTATATTTTCAAGGTCTTCAATCCTTGTGTTTTTTAAAGATAGTTCTTTTCTAAGTTTCTGTAAAGTTTCTTGAAGAAGTAATACCTTATCATTTGGTTTTTCTACTTCAACTATTCTTTCCACAATAGTTTCAACCGGAACTTCTTTGATAACCTCCACAATTTTTTCAACAATTATTGGTTCAGGTTTGTCACAAATATTGTCTAAATTTGTGACAGGAACTTCCACCATAACTTCTTTAATAATTGGTTCTTGATTTTCCAACTGTTGTATTTTTAACAACAGTTCATTTATTTTATTTTCGTCCCCAATTTTATCTATATTTGGGACAGGAACTTCCACTATAACTTCTTTAATAACCTCAACTTCTCGGATTATTTCTTTAACTACCTCAACCTCTTTGATAACTTCAACAGGTACTTCTACCCGTATTTCACGGATTACCTCAATTTCTACCTGTTTTTCACCAACAATATCCGTTTTTCCCAAATCATCTCCAAGTAAACCATATTTTTTTATGTTAAACCCTTCGGTATAACATTTGGTAATGAACTTATCAACATCCTCAATATTGTTTAATTTACAATACTCGTTGACGCTACTTAATTGACTATGTGTTAGTTTTATTTGTAACACGTTCTTTGTTTTCATTATACGTTATCCATTGGTCAACTTTGGAACAATCGTGACTATCAACACCACATTTCTTTAACTTATTTTTAAGTTTTTTTAATTGTTTAATAGTCAATTTATCCACCCAAACCGCAATATGTCCGTGTTCCGGTTTTCCCAATAATCTATCTCTTTTAATCTGATTCTCTATTTCATTCCATTCGGAATCAGTCATTGATTGTCTTAAATTTCCCATTTTTATTTAATTTTTATTCCACTAAAATATTCAAAGTCAATAATTGTAAACTCTTCAGTTCTTCCCGGAGTTGAGCGGTTATATTCTACAATCACTTTGGTATCAGTAATTTCTTTTATAGTTACATTAACCGGTGTAGACCCCAAGTCCAAATCAAGAGTTCTACCTATTAAACTATTTCCCACTATTAACTAATTTTTCAGTTCCATTTATTATATCATCAAATGATTTCATCTTAAATGATAAGAAAGGTTTTGGATTGTGTAAATCAACAAACAAATACTCATCTGTTTCTAAATCATAAACCCCAAATCCGTGTTTGGTAATACTTTCCCCATAGTTCTGTTGCAAACACGAACCTATCATCACACCTCTTTTACCATTTGGTATATTAAAAACCGCACGTTTGTGAACATCCCCACATAAAACAAGGTCTAAACCATTAAACTTTTCAGTGTCATATGCGTGTGAACCAAAGTCAAATCCTAAATCTGTGGTTAATCCGGCAACAGGGTCGTGGAATAACCCAATCTTAAATCCAACCGCAGTATCAATTTCCGGAGGAATATTACCTTGAAATTGTGAATATACACACCAAGACACATTTTCATCCTTATAAACCCCCCTATTCTTGTAATAAACAATATTTGGATTATTTAAATTATCAACAATAGGTGTTATACTATCCAACCTTTCATCATTCTTCAAATTTGCGTCGTGATTACCAGGAATTAAAATTATTTTAGCAATTTTAGAACATTCAGTTAATACCCAAGAAGACATTTCTATCGCCTCAGGTGTTAGTTGGTTTTTACTATGTAATAAATCACCAGTAAACACGATTCTACAAGGTTTAATCTCTCTGAATTGTTCCAACATATTATTCAAGATTCCACGATATAAATCGTGGTCTTTGAATAATCTAATATGTAAGTCACTGAAGTGACAGATGGTCTTTATCATATTACTTACTTATCAAATAATTTAAACTCTTCGTTTACGTGACCGCAATCGTCACATCGATAGGTAGGAAACGGGACAATATTGTCTTCCTGACTCCCGGTTAACAGTTTGTTAACTTTTTTTATCAACACAACTTCTTTGAAGTATATGCAGTCACATTCCTCACACACCACGGTAGGTTGTTTTTTTAAATCAATCTTTGGTTGTAATAAATCATCCATATGTTTTTCTTTTAAATTTAGTTTATTTTTGTTTCTTTGTCAAATACTTTGACATATCCATTTCCAAAATAGTATCTTGAACTGACTTGGGAACACGGAACTCTTCATATTGTCCAATTTCTTTAACAAGAACAATTACGCACCCATACAATTTAATGTCTTCGTATTTGGTTCCTTGTAACATTTTAATAAGAAGTTTCCCATAAAATGGTAATTGAGTGAAGTAGTGACCCAACGCGTTGTTTGGTAACTTATTAAACGGGTAATACATTTTTTTGGTAAAATGATTCTCTTCAAAATTCTTCGGCTTATTACTTTTCCAGTCTGTTATTACCAAACCAAACTCAGTTTGTTCCTTATTCATAATCAACCACACCTTATCCGGTTGTCCTGTATACTTCAACTCGGGGTCACCCAATACAATTTCCGTATCTAATAACACAGCTCCTCTCTCAACCATAAGGTTCAAGTATGCTGTTCCCGCAGATATCATACTATCCCCCTTTAATATTTGAGTAAAGTCACATTCAAAGATAGGTTGTCTTACTTCTTTATAATTCCCAAACATCTCAATCGTTTTCTTCTCCAACATATAGTGAACTCTACTTCCCATATTGGTTGAATAGTCTCCAGCGGCTTTCCACTCATCTAAGAGTTGTTGTTGAACCTCAAGGTCACCTTTAGCTTTCTTTAGTGAAATACCTTCCGTATCAAACTCTTCGTAAAAGTATTTCATTACCTTACTAACAGATGGATAATCACTTCGGATTACACCGGTTTCATCCTTCATATAATAAGTGTGGGTATCCTCAACGAATGTTAATTCAAGTTCCTCTCTTCGTTTATCTAATAACCCTCTTATTTCTTTTGCAGCCTCATTTAAATCTATCATCTATTTCATTGTATAAAAATAATTATTTATGTCACCCCTTAAATCGGCAACATCGGCATCACCCGTTAATTTTATTATTTTAATCTTACCATATAATCTACCCCCATTTAAGTTGTGGTATAATTTAACAGCGTCTTGCCACGCATCAGCGTCAAGACATATAATTATATTCCCGTTCGCCTTTTCGTATATTGTGTTAAGTAATAATTCCGACATATGTTTTCCCAACATAGAAATACTATTAGGTAAGAATATTGCATCAAACGCACCCTCACAAAGATGAATGTCGGCATTCCAATTGATTGTACTCTCAAAGAAAATTATCTCATCTTTTGATGCCTCAGGATTTTTGTATTTGGCTCTTGAATTTGGGTCCCAACTTCGGGCAATAAAATAGTTTAACTCATCCTTACTATCATAAGAAGGAATTATTATTCTACCTGAGAACGCACCCTTATCACAAAAACCAATTCCATACTTCTCAATAATTTTATCTGTTATCCCTCGTTGATTTAGGTAGTTATAAGCTTGACGACGAACCGGATAAACCAAACTACTATCCTTGAATTTGGTAAATCCTTCGGGTAGTTTTAATTTATTAACTCGTTTCTCTTTTGGTTTGTGATTTTCAGGTTGGAGTAAGTTATAAACTTTTTTCTGTTTTTTATTACCATATCGGTCAATTAACTTCCCTAATGTTCCGTGAGTTCCGTTTTCATCTGAACACGACCAGCAACGCCAAATATGTTCAAAGTAATTAACTTCTAAATTTCCTTTGTTTCTACCCTCATCACACTCAGGACAATTAAAACTAACCTGCCCTTTAGATTGGTAATGAAGTTTCTCATCACCTAATATTTCGTGTAGTATCTCTAATAAAATTTCCGCATCGTCTGACATAAAGACAAAGATAAACAAAAAACTAATAAAAACAAAATATTTTAATGATTACTTTTTTTTATATTATCTGAAGCCCACAGAGGTTGTAAATTAGTTAAAGAATTAACTATTTTAGGGTCAGTGTTTTTTTCAAATTTACTAATAGGTATTATGTGGTCTATATGCCATTCCCCCCAATTTTCCCAAGACATACCATCAATAAATAAAGTTTCTAAATGTTCTTTTAATTGTTCCGCAGAATACCCTAAAATTTCATATGTTGTTGATTCTTTTTTACCCCCAAATCGTCTAGTCACTGAACCTAACATCCCCCTCCAAGCATATTCGTGAGGTTTATTAATATATCTTAACTTAAAATATTCGTTAATTTTTTTACGATTATTTAAAGCATATTCTTTGGTTCTTTTCTTATGTGTTTTTGAAAACTCAGGTAAATTTTGATAATCATTTTTAAATTTATCACTACGACATTCTTTACACATTGACCTATAACCATCTTTAGACCCAATTTGTTTGTGAAATAAATTAATATCTTTTTCAATTAAACAAGATGGACAAGTTTTTCCGGTGATAATTGATTTATCATTTTGTTTATTTTTATGATAATCATTTTTACTTTTAACTTTACGGCATTCTTTACATTGATGAAATCGACCATCTTTTTCCCTATTATGTTTATGAAATTCACAAACATCTTTTTCAACTAAACATTTACTACATATTTTTTTCATCACCAAAATATTCTGTTAATAATTTATTAGTCAACGATGATAAATTAATATGTTTATCTCTAATTATTTTTTCAATATTAGGGTCTATTGTTATAGACATCCTAATTTTTTTTTCTTCTGTTTTAATTTTTTTACGCCCCATATGTATAAATATCTTATTTTTTGTAAAAGTATCATTTTTTTTTAATAAATAAATTATTATTATCAAAACTTTATTAGTTTTTTAATGCCACTATATTTATGATAATAACTTTTAATCAAATGCCGACAAACATTAATATCAATAACATATCAGGAGCAACACCTTTTAATCTTTATTTGTGTGACCAAACAAATGTTACTTGCATTTATATTGACACAATTCCGTCATCATCATTACCTTACAATTTTCAGGTTCCCGTGATTTTGGAAAATAATCCGTCTTACAATTTAAAAGTTGTCGATAATAATGGTTGCACATCAATTTCAAATATCCTAATTTAATATGCCTTGTAGTTCTACATATTGTATAAATAACACCGGATTAGTAGGTGCCGATGATAACTACATAACAGGAGGAACCTATAATGGTAAATCCTATTGGACAGGTCAAACTAGTGGTTGGACTATATATTATTCAACAGGTGCAACAAGTTATTGGTGTTTATCTGATACATTAGGAGGAACTTGTTATTTAACGGGAAAATATCCGTGCACAAGTTCTTGTCCTGACTTATCAAGTGTTTACGTTTTTAGTGGAATGTGTCCTACACCTACTCCAACCCCAACACAAAATTGTGATGTGTTAGATTTTACAGCATTATTTGATTGTGAATATATACCAACCCCAACACCAACTCCAAGTGCAAGTGTAACTCCAACACCAACAATAACACCATCTTCAACAAATTTTTGTTCAATTATTGGTATTGACGCTAGCGGATACACTTACACACCAACCCCAACACCAACCCCAACAGTAACACCAACAAAATATAACACAAAGAATAAAAAAGCAATATTACCATTTTATTCAGATTTAATAACAAGAAATTGTCCATTATATGGGTTTGCCAACTATTCTGCAATTACCGGTCAAATAATTTGCCCAGGGTCTTTAAAATTCCAAGATTGTTATTATGGTAATTTTTACTATTGTAATAATGTCACAGGAAAACCAACAGGATATCAGTTTGAATTATTTAGTGTGTATGGTGCATCTGTAACTGTATCAGGAATCGCATCAAATAAATGTATTTTTTATGTAGGAATAGATTATAATCACGGAAACATAAATGATATTAATATTTTATCAGGTTCTTATGGTTATTCTTATTCTGGTGATTGTGTTTATTGTCAAATAGCTTTAACACCAACACCAACACAAAGCCCTACACATACACCAACACCAAGTATAACCCAAACTCACACTCCAACACACACTCCAACACCGAGTGTTACACATACTAATACACCAACATTAACTCAAACACCAACTTATACACCAACACTAACTCAAACACCAACACACACTGTAACACCAAGTATAACACCAACACACACTCCAACAACAACACACACACCAACTCCAACACTTACACCAACTATAACACAACCGGCAGCAATGAACGAAACATTTACTATGACAGCTAGAAGTTTAAATAATGTTTCTATTAGTCTTGTGATATCCCCACTTTTACCATTCAGGGTTGTTTGGGGAGATGGTAATACTATGGTATATACTCCAAATACAACTATAGCAATCACTCACACATATTCATCACCATACACTGGAAATATATTAATTCAATCATCTGACTTAACTTCAATTACTACTTTTCAAGCAAACATCGGTACATTACCATTAATAACTGACACAAGTACTAGATATTTAGAGGTTGGAACTTCTCAATTATCACTATTAGATGGGCTAACAGTTTTTAACGTAGCGAATATAGTATTTTTATCAGGAAATCTTAATTTATTACCGTCATCATTAATAACTCTTTATGTAACTTATGGTAATTTATCCGGAGATATTCAATATTTACCATCAACTATTGAATCATTCACAATTAATTACTTATCCTCGTCATTAAATATGTCTAATACGATACTAGGAAATGTCGCCAATTTACCAATAACATTAACAACATTTGCTATAGGTGGTAATAATACATTAAGTGGTAATATTCAAAACATCCCATCATCATCTCTTGTAGACCTTGTGATTGAAGGTCAAAACATCATTAGTGGAAACATAGCTTTATTGTCAACACCATCTTTATATAGAATATACATTGGCGGTCTTAACACTATTTCAGGTGATTTAGGTGGATTACCTAATAGTACAACTCAAATACAATTATACGGTAATAATACGGTAACTGGAGATATTTCAACGTTACCCCCAAATTTAATCCGAATTGAGGTTTCAGGTTCAAACACATTATATGGTAATATAAACACATTTAACTATTCAACCTTAATTACAGTGTCAATTGTAGGTAATAACGTTATTTCAGGAAATATTAGTTCAATAAACTTAAAATCCGGGGCATTCTTTTCTTTAGAAGGTAGCAATACAGTAACCGGTGATATTGGAACTCTTGGTAATTCTTACGCGTATTATCAAATATTTATTGATGGTCATAACACTATTTCAGGAAATATTCAAAACTTACCATCTAACGCTAAAAACATTACTATATCAGGACAGAACACTATTTCCGGAGATTTATCATTAGTTCATTTAGCAATTAATCGTTTAATAATTCGTGGTAATAATACCATTACAACATTCTCAAATAGTTCTAGAATTTTTACAAATTTAAGTACAATTATAATTAGTAGTTCTTCAGGATTTAATAGTACAAATATTGATAAATTACTAACAAGTTATTCAAATTCAACTTGGTCTAGTGGTATACTACAATTAAGAGGTACTAGTACACCAAAATACACTAACATATCGGCATATTCGACATTACAATCACCACCTAGAAATGTTAATATAACTATATCATAATAAATTATGACATCAATAACATTACTTAACATCACAGGTTTAACTTACCCATACGATATTTACGTATGTGATGTGTATGGTAGTAATTGTGGTTATGTTGCTCAAGTTATATCTTCAATTCCACCAACAATAGAAATTGTATTACCACCACCATTTAATATGGCACCGGCGGTGGGTATTAAAATAATAACATCAGATAAATGTGAACGATTTAAAATTATTGATTGTTTAAATATTCCTCCAACAACCATAGATTGTTCAAGTTATGTTACTACAGGTACAACAGATATATTTAAGTATAATATTGACACGAATGTTTTAACACATTTAACATTCCCATCATTACCATCAATTGGTGACATAGCAAATAATAGTAATAAATTTTGGATTACCGATACTAATAATCCACAAGAAATTACCGAATATTATATCAACTCAACACCATTTCTAGCATTATATAATAGAACTCTATACCCATCAAAACCTTTATTAGGTTTATGTGTTAAAGATGAGAATACTTTAATTTCAACAATCACCGGAGCAACTGCTGGGTCGTCCTATATTGTAGTTGAGGCAGATATCTCAACAACAATACCAACAATAACTAATAAATTTTCATTACCCGGAACCGGTAGAATAGTTGGAGGAGATTTGTATTATTTTCCTACAACAGATAAATTATTTGTTTCAAGTGTGGGTGGTGGTAATATATATTTAACTCAATATAATTATACAACAGGAACTATTGAATATGATGTAACTCTTAATCCATCAATTACAGGGGTATATGGATTGTCATCAAAAAATAATAAACTTTATCTTTTTGAATACTCAACAGGAAAAGTATACCGTCTTGACGATATTACAATACCAACATTTACATTAGTTCAAACAACAATTCCTGGTGTTGGTGCTGCGTCATCAGATGTTAGTTGTGCAATTGCTGTAACACCTACACCTACACCTACAATAACACCAACAATCACCCCAACACACACCCCTACACCAAGTATAACACCTTCACATACACCAACACCAAGTATAACCTCATCACATACACCTACACCAAGTATAACACCAACACATACTCCAACCCCAACATATCCATATGTGTTTGACCCATATGTTTATTTAGTGCCGGAACCACAAGACACTACATCATTAACTAATTTAGGAACTTATATGTATAATAGTGGGTCTACTAGTTTCTTAGGATGGGGTAATGGTGGTGTTCCATCTGTTAGTTCTTATTCTAACGATTTAAATATTTACATTCATTACTCAGGATTTACCGGAAGTAATGGAAACTTTATAACTAATGTATCAACATTAAAAGGACACATTAGACAATTAGTTGGAACTGGTACAGATAGTTATGGTTGTATTCAACATCAATATTCATTCAATACAATCGAATTATTAACAACACAAATTAATCCAAATATACAATATTTCTACACTCTTTGGATACCTTTAAATGCGGTAGGTGGTTCAATGACAAATATGACTATTGATATTGGTTCAAATATACCTTGTTCTACTGATATTGTTTATAACGCAATCCCTGATGCCGTATTGGCATCAACTAATGTTGTTGTTTCAAGTGGTGCAGCAATCCCATCAAACATATATAGAGTTCTTTGGATTGACCCAACTTGTTTAATCCCAAGTTCAGTTCCACCACCATCATTATCATCGTCATTATTCTTTAAAGGAAATACAAAAACATAGTATTTATTATTATGTCAGTACCATACAAAAATCCAATATCCAGCGTTCAAGTATCAACGCCACAATCCGTTTCAAGAACATCAGTTTTTGGGACCAACTTTTCAGTACTTAATGTTGGTGGTTATATGGAAGTATATAACCTATCTGATTTAACTTTAACATTAACGGCATCAACTTACCCATCACTAATTCAATTATCTGCCAATACCATACCGATACGATATATGAAAGGTAATGGTACATTTTTATCTCCTGATTATTTAACATTAAATTCGGATAACATATCTTCAGGTAGAAGAAGATTAGGTATGATGGCATATGTTCACGAGACAGATAAAGTTTATCAATATGTAATACCAAATTATGACACATTATGGAATAATATAACCGGTCTTACAGGATTTTCTGCCGTAACTTATTCTGATTATACAACCGTTGTTAATAGTCGTTCATCTGCAGGTCAATCATTTATACAATCTTGGACTGCCTCAACTATTGAGGGTGTTGGTGGTTATACAAGTGCAAATGCAAATTGGAGAATCTTTCAAACAGGTGGTGGTATCACATTTAGTGGTGGGACGGTTACAGGACCAACAATATTCACAAATGGTTTAAGTGCCAATACAATATCGGCAACCACATATTATAATTTACCTCCATCAACATTTAGTGGTGGAACGGTAACAGGTCCAACCAATTTCACAAATGGATTAACGGCAAATACAATATCGGCAACCACATATTATAATTTACCAAAAGATATTTTTGTTACGGGTGGTACCTATTCATCGGGAACAGCAATATTTACAAACAATACCGGAGGAACATTTAATGTTACAGGGTTTAGTACAAGTACGGGTACTTCTTTTACAGGAGGAACTGTATCGGGGGCAACAAACTTTACAAACGGATTATCAGCAAATACAATATCTGCCACAACAATCACAACTCCGGGAGTAACATTAAATAATAATGGTTTAACCGCAACCACAATATCGGCAACCACATATTATAACTTACCAAAAGATATTTTTGTTACGGGGGGAACATACACCGCTGGTAATGCAATATTTACAAATAATTCAGGAGGAACATTTACTGTAACAGGATTTACAACATCACCTCTTACAACTAAAGGTGATTTATTTACATTTAATTCAACTAATACAAGACTACCAGTAGGGTTAGATACACAAGTCTTATTAGCAGATAGTACAACATCAACAGGTCTTAAATGGGGAAGTAATACTGCTGCTACACCTACAGGATATTACTTAGCAATATCAGATAGTACAACACAAGATAATCCAACTGCAAATACTCCAAGAGCAATAAAATTTGATACTACAGATTTATCTAATGGATTTTCATTACAAACACAAACTGCTATTTTTACAGGAACTATAAGTAATGGTGGAGCAGGTGCAGGAACTATATTAAATGTTACAGGTGTTACATCAGGAACATTAAAGATAGGAATGGTATTAACAGGTGGTAGTATAACAGCAGGAACTTTTATATCTGCATTTACAAGTGGTACAGGAGGAATAGGAACTTATGTAGTTTCAGTTTCTCAACTTAGAACTTCTGCTACATATACAGGAACAATGACTTCTCAGATTGTTGTTGCTAATACAGGAATTTACAATTTACAGTTTTCTTCTCAAATGGATAAGAGTGATGCAGGTGTTGATTATGTAAATTTTTGGTTAAGAAAAAATGGAACTG